GACTATTTGCTCACATGGCCTAACTTAGTAACAAATGTTCCTATGCTAGAAGTAGTAAGTAACGGTAAAGGTGTTTTGGCATCAGCACCACAACCAGATAACCAAACTAGAACATACCCACTTGCTATAACTGTGGGAGATAAGATATATCCTAGTTTTGCAGTTGAAATGCTAAGAGTACACACAGGCAAACCTAGTTATATGATTAAAACAAGTGAGATAGGAATACAGGAAGTTGCAGTACCTCCTTTTGATCCTATAGTAACACAACCAAACGGAACTGCATATATACGTTTTAATAATAGTTTTGAAGAAATAGAGTATGAGGGTGCAGAAAGTATTCCAGATTTAATGGGTAAATGGGTAATAATTGGTGTTACAGCAGAAGGTGTTGCAAACCCTGTGCCTACACCAAGAGGTAATCTGTATCCACAGCAAATACAAGCACACATGCTACAGAATTTTATAGATAGTAGTAACATAACAAGAAGCCAGTTAAGTGCTGTGACAGAGTTGGTCGTTGCTTTCTTCACAATGATTCTTATTGCTTTAGCAGTATATAAACTGCCATTACTATGGACAGCACCAATTAGTTTAAGTGTTTTAGGAGGAATGGCATATTTTAGTGTTTACAAATATACAAATGATTTAGTTTTATTAGATGCTACTTTTCCTGTTTTAAGTGGATTTTTAGTATTTACACAGGCGGCATTTAATAACTTCTACAAACAATACAAATTACGTGAACAAATTAAAAAGCAATTTGAACATTACCTTGCTCCTGCAATGGTTAAAAAGTTACAGAAAGATCCAAGCCTATTACGTTTAGGTGGAGACACAAAAACAATGACTTATTTGTTCTCAGATATTCGAGGTTTTACCCCAATATCAGAACAGTTTAAAACAGACCCTCAAGGTCTTGGTAAACTTATTAATAGATATATGACACCAATGACTGATCTTGTAATGCAAAAAGAAGGAACAATAGACAAATATATTGGTGATGCCTTGATGGCTATTTGGGGAGCACCACTTGATATAGAAAACCATGCAGAGTTGGCCATAGAAACAGCACAAGAAATGGAAATAAAACTAGCAGAACTTAATAAAGAATTGAAAGCAGATGGTCTAATGGAATTAGGCGTAGGTATAGGAATCAATACAGGCGATGCTGTAGTTGGTAATATGGGTTCAGATCAACGATTTGATTATACTGTATTAGGAGATAGTGTAAACTTGGCGGCTAGATTAGAAGCACAAACAAAAGAGTATGGTGTGTTCTTTATGTTTACAGAACATACATTAAAGCAAATACCTAAACCTAATAATTTAGTAATGCTAGATAAAATTGCTGTAAAAGGACAAACTGCACCAGTAACAATTTACACAATATTAAAAGATGCTAAAGAGGTTAGAGTAATTAACAGAATGGTTGATGCATACCAAAATAGAGAATGGGCCGAATGTGCTCACCAAATAGAAGTTGTAAAAGAACATAATTGGAATGACACACTAGCAAATCTATACGCAGAAAGAATTAAACAACCTATGCCACAAGGCGAATGGGACGGAGTAGAACGTAAAACATCTAAATAATGATTAAAGTTAATAATATAGATAAAATTTGTAAAGAAAATGTTGTTAAATATCCTTTTGAATATATTTTAGTAGAAAAATTTATAACTGGATTAGATAATAAAGAAGCATTCGAGAAATATTTACAGTCTCAAAAAAATTTATCACAAACAGAATTTACTGATGATGGTCCTCAACATGTGTCTACATATTTAGATATTTTAGAAAAAATTAGGCAAAAAAATGATGAAATAGTTGAAGCAATTAATAATGTTTGGAATATTAATTGCAAATATTTTTATGGCGTAGAAAATATGATAAGTGCAGGCCAAAAATTACATAAGCACAACGATTACTATGGAGAAGAGGAAACTCCCGGAAATCCATTTGTTAGAGGTGTTATCTATTGTAATCCTGAATATGTTTTTGGCACAGAAATTTATGAAAGTGGAGATCATGATATACCTTTTAAAGTGTTAGGAGGAAATCCAGGTGATTTATTTTTATTTAGAACAGGACCTAACAGTTGGCATAGTGCTGTAAACAGTAATAATAAACAGAATAGAATTGTTTGTAGTATGAAAGCAACTACTTTTGAATAATTATTCGTCTGGACGCCAATGTTTAATATCTCTAAAAAACTTGTAGTAATGTTTAAAGTCTTTTAGTTGTTGTTTAGCATGAAATAATTCTAAAGGAACACCAGTATCTATTTTTGTAATAGGGTAATAATATCTTTTTATTACTCTTTCAAGTTTACCTATATCTTTTCTTAATGCATCTAATATAATATTATTATATTCTAAATCTGTAACGAGGTCTATTAACCAATAGTGGTAAGGATGCTCAGGATTGTATCTCCTGCTTACGTCTCGGGTCTGATAATACAATGCTCTTATTGGATTTATTCCAGGCCTATATAGATTCATTATCTGCCTGTACCTAAAACTTTCATGTGCAGATGCCATGTTTTTAAAGACTCTATCGTAGTCTCTTTTCATAGCAGTTTTTAAAGACTCTATATTTTCATTTATTTTTTCGTAGTATTCGTTTACGAGTCTTTTACCTATTTTCTTGTACTTAGGTGGAAGTTTATTTAAAAAAACATCCTTTATTTCTTCTATATCAAATGTGCCTTCTAATATAGTATGTGGTATTGTGTTAGTTCGCTGAAAGTTATCCAAATCATTTTGTATTCGCAAGACCTCAAAATCTATGATTTCGCCTTTGGTCATACTATTATTTATTCTTTATTGATTTCTAATATAGTGTGTAGTTTTTCTGTGCCACCATTTTTTAATAATGTAATTTTAGAACCATTATGTAGTGGCTTTGGCCATTGCCCAATATTTACCCAGGCATATCCGGCACTTTCTCCATTTAATTTTGGAGGCATAAATTCTTCATCTACAACATATACAAAACTGTAGTAGTAAAAGTTTTTATCTTTGCTTTGATAAACATCGATTGGATTAAGTTTTTGCAATTCAGGAACAAATCCTATTTCTTCATCTAGTTCTCTTTGTATGCATTCGAAAGGAGTTTCTCCCTTCTCAATAATACCGCCCCAGAATCCCCAAGTGTGATTAAATCTTTTTGTTCCTTCTCTGAGTTGTAATAAACATCTGCCAGTGTCTTTGGCAAGAAATACAACTCCTGCCGCCGTTGTTTTCATTACAGTAATAATCTCCAGTAGCCAGGTCTATATTCGCCTTCATAACTACTTATCCAGCCTACGCCTGTCCACTTAAACTGTTTGGAAGTAAAAGTATTGTGTAAAAAATGTGTTGTATCAGAATTAGCACTTGCATCAAAGGCTACAGACCATTTTGAACCATCATAAGAAATAATATCATTTTCTTTTGCGTCTACTCCCCAATTAGGATATCCTGTTTTATCTATCTGTTCTGTAATTAAATATCTTTGACCTGTACTGGCGGCCGCCAATGTTCCATCTCCAGGATAATTTGTAGTAGGGTCTATAATTTTGTCAACATCTGACAATGTATCTATAGGTAATGTATCTGTATCTAAATTAAAAATGAGAGCAGTTTCGTCTAAAGGATTTTTAGTAACACTACCTACAAGCATGTTTAATTCATTATCTGTATCTGATGATATATTTAATTTTAATTTACTTGTTGTTTTTAATTCGCCCATCATTTCTATTATATCTGACCATTTTTGCCCTACATTACTAGCATTTACTAATTTTGCTGTACTGCCTGTAATTTGTAAAAATAAATCGTTAGGGGTTACAACAACTTCTGCCAGGTCTGCAATAGGCCCAAAAAAGTCTGAATAGTCTTCACTATATCCTAATTCACCTATATCAGGTGTAGAATGTATATCATTTATAATTCTTTGTATTATCGCCTGTCTTTTAACTTTTGCTGGTGGACTAATCCATATTGGACTTGTAAATGATAAAGTAGATATATCAAGTTGTTCGTCTACACCTTGAGGAACGGCTCTACTACTCCAATTTATATCTGCTAACTCAACTTCAAATACACTAGTCCAATCTAGAGGGTTACTGTTTGATTGTAATTGAATACTTGGATTAAAAAGTACAAAAATTTGTTCTAATATTTGTAATTTTGTATCAGTATTAGTTGTCCATATATCAACATTTATAGTCATGTTATATGGTACAGGCATATATCTTTGTGTAGTATATAAATTACCTTGTTCTGTAGAATAAGCACCCGTTTCTTTATTAAACTCTCTTTCTGCTACCTGTTGCGTATCTACAAGAAAAGGTTCGTGTGTTCTATCTCTTGCTGGTTGAATACTTTGTATAGTAACTGCAATAAAAGGAGAACTGTTTATAATATTTTCTGAATTATTACGCAAAATACTAGCAACCATTCTGCTACTGTCTCCGTATCTTGCTGGTACTCTATTATAACTTACACCTTTATCAGTATATTCTCTTACTTTAAAATTTGAAAAGATTCTGATTATCTGTATAAGATATCTTTTAATCTGTTCATCATACCAGTAATCTAAATTTTTTCCCGCCATTTTAATCTTCGCCGTATTCTAGTTCGTCTATTTTGTTTGATATTTCTCTTATTGCTTCTTCAAAGTCTTCCTCTAATTGATATATCGCACTTTCCAATTTATTTTTTGCTCTGTAAACTTGATTAATATTATATTCGTCTATTTCTATACCATTATCTTCTGCAATATTAGAAACTGCATTTACAATTTCCATATGCATATCTGCATACTTAATATTTTTAGTTTCTGCTCTAGCACGTTCTAAAGCGAGTTCTAAATCGTACTTTTTATCCTCTAACTTAGAAATAAGTTCTTCATTTTCTTTAATAATACGTTTTGGAGTTATATCTTTTAATCTCATATTAATTATCCGTTTGAGGTTTTACAACCTTACTTAAATTTACTCTTTCATCCATTGCTTCGCCATCACTTGTTGTTGTAGTATTATCATTGTTAATAAATGTTGATAATATTCTATTTGCGGCAGACCAATTACCTCTTTCATCAGTACCAACATTTAACCAACGTGTTCCTGATTTTTTAAATAATCTGTTTGGAGAAAAGTCAGTACGAAGGAAAAAATCTCCATCAGATGTTCCTGATGTTGGAAATGTTTCTCCACTTCCTACAACACTCAATCCATTTATAGGTTGACCGTCATTACCACCAAAATTTAAACCTATTGTTGGTTTATCTGGTACTTCTTCATCAAAATACAAATGTGTAGTATTCCTATATTGTGGGTCATACGGCACATCACGTTCTGCTTGTTCTAAAATTTTATCATTAATAGTAATTTCATTTGCATAGGTGCTAATAAGATTTCTTAAATCTTCTTCCTCTTCACCACTACCAAGTATATCTCTGTATTCTTGAGAATCTGTAATTGGTCCTAGTTTAACTCTCCACAAGTGAGGCCACCAACGTGGGTCATAACCTTCTGCAGGCCTGCTACCATCAGTAACAACATAAAATCTACTTATGGCTTCTTCACTACCTAATAGTAAATCATCTCTTAAATGAGGTAATTCTAACACATCTCCAGGCATCAATTTTCTACCTATTGCTTCAACCATACTTTCAATATGGAAATTCATGAACAAAGTATCATTTGCAAGGAACATGCCAAATTGTGTTAAGTCAAATGAGTCATTATCTACTAAATTATATTGACCTCGTAATTCGTAAATATCTTTACTATACTTTCTGTCCCTGTTTTCTAAGAACAGCAAATCTTGTATAAAAACTTCATTACTTTCTCCTGAACTAGGATTAGGTCTTGTTGGATCTTTTCCATCATCTTCACTATGTACTCCCATATATTTGTGTATATGAACACCTGTACCACCTGCGTAGATATGTTCGCCCACAACTCTATCTATGAAGTTGTAATCATTTCCTTTAACTGGATTCCATAAACTTAATCTTGGCATAATATACTATTTATCACCTTCTAAATTTATATTCAATTAAAATATATCTCTATAAATAGTCACATGCCGGCAGTTAGAGGAGCAAGACCTATTAGAAATAAGGAAATACTAAATTTCCATAACAGTATAGGTACGCCTAAGGAAACCACACTAGAAGAATATGCAAATGTATGGCGTAATTGGATAAATTTTAGTAGTACTAAAAGTCTTGGGGGATTAGATAATTTTACTTTTGCAGACTATACGCAAGGTACAAGTCAAGCATTTGATAATTTTATTTTAAGGCATTGTAAAGACAGGCAAATCAATGTACTAAAAGGTGATTTTCAGTATCATGCTTGTTTAGGTAAACATGTGGAATTTAATTATGTAGAATATCCACATCATTTTGAAAGTGTTCTAAACGGTCCTGATTTACATGCATTACTTATAAGTGCGCCATTTAGTGATTTTGGTTGCATACATCCTGATTTTGAACATATAATGCGAATTTGCAAAGCACATAATATACCAGTATGTTTAGACTTAGCATATTGGGGAATAGCAAAGCATGTTCATATAAATTTAGATGCTTTTCCTTGTATTAAAGAAGTTACATGTAGTTTAAGCAAACCATTCTTTACTTTGGAAAATCACAGAGTTGGTATTAGATTTACAAAAGACTATGTAGATGATGGTGTAAGTATGCTTAATGAAGTAAAAATGGCTAATAATTTTAGTATGGCATTAGGTGTTGAGTATATGAAAAACTTTGGACCTGATTATAATTGGGACAAATATAGTGATTTATATCAAGATGTTTGTCATAAGCAAGATTTAGTTTGGACTGATACAGTAATATTTGGGTTAGGCGATGATGTCAGACATAAAGAATTTAGTAGGGGTGTTTCAGGAAATTACAGAATATGTGTTAGTGAGTGGTTAGGTGACTGCTAATGCTCAAAATTAAAAGTATTTTTATATTAGAAAAAGATCAGCCATTAGAAAAAATAAAATTACTAAATGAAAGTATAGAAAATTCTTTATTACTATATTATAATGCTGATGAAATAGATACTCTGTTTGTTACAATAAATGAATTTATTGATATTGATCTAAAAGATTGTGATATTTTACAAATAAATTTAATTAGGACTCCAAATAATAATTTTAAGTTATTTTATAATAAACAAAATGTCATAAAATTAAATAGGTTCTTGCTTAAAAATAAAAGTAATATTTTAGTTTTAAGTGAACTATTAGAAAATATAAATCATATTCCTGCCATAAAAACTTTTTTCCCACCAGAATTATATAATCAAATTAATTTTGTAACATCTAATGTGAGTATTACTAATCAAGACATTAAAGTAATTTATTCATTACTATTATTACCTTATTGTAAATTATTTTTAAATGAAGATATACCAGTAAGTACTATAAAAAAAGACTTTTTTATTCCAGCCAATACTGTAAGAAGTTCTAAATATATTGTTTTACATTTACTAAAACATGAAAAATTACTTGAAAATAATTATTATTCATATATTAATAAAAGTTCAGAACTTACAAAAGATAACATTTTACAAATGTACAAAAATTCTACAGAAATAAAATTATTAGAAGAAGTATTAGAAAATAATATTGAAAAAAATACCATTGGTAGTCTATATATTGAAAATTTGTATGATAAAAATAGATATTTTAATCTAAATTATGATAAAGATTTTTTACAATTATTTAATCAAGCAATGATAATTACAATTATAGAAGATAAAGCATATAATGATATTAAGAAAGATAATTTTAATCAGTTGTCAGAAAAATTTTTCCTACCAATAATTATGAAAAAACCTTTTATAGTTTTTTATTGTAAAAACTTTTTAAAGGATATTAAAAAATTTGGATTTAAAAGTTTTGATCCTTTTATAAACGAACAATATGATTCTATAGAAGATGATATTTTAAGATATAAATTAGCAGTACAAGAAATGAAACGAATATCAAATTTATCTAAATCTGAAAAGCAAAAATTTTATAATAATATTTTGCCTATATGTGAACATAATTTTAATATTATGTCAGAATACATACGCAATAAAAATTTTTTAAAATAAATAGTATAACACATATAGGAGACAGAATGATAGTGAATTCCCACAACGATTGGGACCAATTAGAGGAAATAATCGTTGGACATGCCCACCACAGCAGAATAGCAACTGATATTTCAGCAAGAAGTTTTAGTTATGCACCTTACCCAGAAGAAGATATTAAACCATTAGAAGGAGTTTACCCACAATGGGTAATCGACGAAGCAAATGAAGATGCAGATGGACTTGCAAAAGTTTTAGCAGACATGGGTGTAATAGTACACCGCCCCAAAATAGTTGATTGGGAAAATTTAAATTATGATATAGGACAAGGATGGAACACCAAAGGCTGGTACAGTTGGTGTCCAAGAGATTTAATATTGCCTTTAGGAGATATGTTAATAGAGACACCTACTCCTGTTAGAGCAAGATATTTTGAAGCAAAACATTTATACGAAGATATAATGTATGAAGCATTTGAAGATGGTGCCTTATGGTTAGAAGCACCTAAACCTAAATTACATGACGATATGTATCAGTTTGATAATTTAGATGTTGCAACATTATTAGATCATGAAATTTGTTTTGATGCACCAAACATTGTAAGAGTAGGCACAGACCTATTATATCAAGTAAGTAACTCAGGAAATATGAAAGGTTACAAATGGCTTAAAAGGTTATTAGAGCCTATGGGTTACAAATTACATTATAGCGAACTTTACAGTTTTGCACATTTTGATAGCACTATTGTTCCACTAAGACCAGGATTGGTATTAATGAATAGCAGTAGGGTAACACCTGAAAATTGTCCTGAAATGTTTAAGAAGTGGGACAAGATATGGTTTGATGATTGTGTTGTACAGGGCAGTAAACTTTCTGAGCAAGGATATATTGCACCCTGCTCGCCTTATATTGGAATGAATTTATTAAGTGTAAATGAAAATACAGTTATATTAGACTCAGCACAAGAACCTCTAATGCGAGAACTTGACAAATATGGTATAGATAGTGTACCAGTACAGTTTAGGCACTCTATGACGCTCTCTGGCGGCATACATTGTGCTACTTTGGACTTAAGGCGTAAAGGTACATTAGAGAGTTATTGTGATTGAATACGGTAATATCAATATCGATATACCTCATGCTCAACTTGAGAATATAAGATTTGATGATTACTTCCAATGCTATCAGCAGTATGAAGCATTAGAAGAATATTATAATGAACATAATAGCAGTATTTGGCAAATGTTTGAGGAGTCTCCAGAATGGGTGCATAATTTGGCACACAAGATACCTCAAGGCTTTGACCATCATGTTGTGAGTGTTATAAAAGTGTTGCCAGGCAACACAATTCCACACCATGTTGATAAACATTTTAAATTAAAACAAGAACATGGTGACGGAGAAGGATACAGATATTTAATTTTTTTAGAGGATTGGAAAAGAGGACACTACTACGAAATACATGACCAACCTTTTACAAAATGGCGTAAAGGAGATTGGGTCAAATTTGGTAGTGATGATTGGCACATAGCAGGTAATATGGGAGATGCACCGTTTTACTCTGCTCAAGTTACGGTATTATACAAATGATAAAAGGACATATTGATCTATCTTGGTTAGATGAAAGAGAATTATATCTTACTAAATTTGTAGAAGAAACTAATACAATTTGGTCTGGAGGGTATTGGAAGGACAATAATATGCCAGTACCTGATTATCCTTCTGAAGGAACACAAATTTTTCAAACCTATGATGAACATGCACCTGCATGGGCACATAAAATTAAAGAGCAATTTAAATTTATAGAACATTCTATGGTTACAGTAAATTGTGTTAAGCCAGGAAGATTTATTGGTCCGCATATAGACAAATTTTTTAGGCTTTACAATCTAGCAAAATTAAATGAGTGGGACTTATCAGATAAAATACCTGTTAGGGTAAATGTTTTCTTACAAGACAAAATTATGGGACATTTTTTAGAAATTGGAGAACACACATATCCCGAATATGTAAAAGGAGATTACACATTTATTTTAAAAGATGAAGTACATTGTGTAAGTAACGTTAGTAGTTTTAACAGATATACATTACAGGTAACAGGATTTGCAAAACAAGAGGACATAAAATGAGAATATTCATAACAGGAGCAGACGGTTTTATAGGTCAGCATATGGTAGAAAGAT